ACCTCGTAGACAGCCTGTATCCGATGGCGTCGGCCTTGGCTCCAATCGACGATGTCGCCATCGATCATGCCGGCGACGTGGCCTCGGACCAGAATGGCGAAACGACCGCTGCGCAGTGCAGGGTCACGTTCGGCGGTAATCATGGTCTTGGCCCGGTACTCGCTGTAATCCATGCGGCGCATGGTGCAGCCCAGAGCCTCGGCGGCCTTGGGGCCTTCGATCATCCAGTGGCATCCACGACGATTCTTGCGGCCTTGCTTGGCCAGCTGCCGATGGCAGTCGTCGTAGCTTAATCCGGTGACGGCTGTCAGTGTTCTTACTGTGCAGTCGTTGGTCTCGCCATGAGCATCTGATGCTGCGCTCATGGTATCCCATAGTGCTTTTGCTGTTGCTTCCATGGTGCTCTCCTCGCGGTGGTCTCGTTTGGCCATCCCCCTCCGGGTTGGCCGAAGGCCACCTTAGCCGGAAATCGTTTCCGCTGTCAACACGGCCGAGTGAAAAGAGCTAAGATCGGCAGAACCAAGCCATCGCGGAGAGTGACCTTGCAGGCAACGACACAAGAGACTGCGCTAAGTACAGGAGAGCCCCCGAAGGCTCCAAGGAAGGCAAGAAGGATGGCTGTCTATACTCCCGCTCTGTGGACGGTGATCTGCGACAGGATCGCAGCTGGAGAGAGCCTGAGGGCAGTATGCCGTGACCCGGAAATGCCCTCGAAGGCGTCGGTGATGAGATGGCTGCGCAACAAGCCTGAGATCCGTGACCAATATGCCTGCGCGCGCGACGATCTGCTGGACCATTGGGCCGAGGATCTCATCGAGATTGCGGACGATGGCACGCTGGATCAGATACCCGGGACTGACAAGCACGGCAACGATGTCATGGTGGCCAACCACGCCAATGTGCAGCGTGACAGGCTGCGTGTCGATGCCCGCAAGTGGCTGATGAGCCGGCTTGGGCCCAAGAAGTACGGGGATCATGTGGAGGTGGAGCACTCCGGCGAAGTGGGACACACTCATCGTGTAGACATCAGCACTCTGTCATCCCGGGAGAAGATGAGACGGCTGGCCCTGTTCATGCTGGAGGATCAGCAGGCCGGCACTGTGATAGACGGCGAATCATCCGTAATGACAGACAGTGAGCCCGTTGCAAGTGCATGACAAACCAGCCCTTCTCGGAACTGAACGGACAATGTCCGTTCGCACGAATCGGTTGGGGGTGGGGGTCCGAATAGTGACCGGGGGGCCGCAGAGCGCGCGGACGCGGAGTGGGTTTGGGCAGCTCCACACAGAATATCCGAAATTTTCGCCGGAAAAGTGATGTAATGACGAATCGCTATCGACCTGGCAAGCTCATGGAGCCCGACCGCTTGCACGGAGACGCCCACCTCGCTGGAGTGAGATTGAGGGCCCGAAAAAAATCGAGGAGATCGAGATGCCCGTTGAGTGGATATTGGTAGTTTGGTTGATTGTTGCTGGCCCTGAGGGGCCCGTTCTGGCGCCGGCCTTTGAGGTTGGCACGTATCGAATGCTCGATGGCGAGCATGGCTGCAACAGGGCAGCCCGGTCAGTTAGCTTCGAGCGCAGCGATGTGGAATTTATCGCGTTGTGCGTTGAGCGGGACAAGCAGTGAATCTGGAGGTGGAGGCCTATCCCGGCGAGCTGGTGAGTTTGCGTGGTTTTCGCGATGACATTATTGGTCAGGTGGAATTGCCTGCCGAGGTGACTGTGGCGATCGATGCGATGGACGTCACGGAGATGACCAAGGCGTGTTTGAGGCAGGCCATGGAGTCGATCCATGCGTTGAAAAGAGCGAGTGCAGCCAGGAGTGGTCAATGAGCGCGGTGCCCGCGGAGGTCGATCACCCGCTCGAGATTGTCAATGGCTGGCCGCCGAATATCGATCAGATTCGGTTTTGGTTGCCGGCCGTGACCAGCCGCAACATCTTTGCGCACGGCAGGAAAATCTACTCGCCCTCTGGCACCAAGCTGCCGATCTGGCTGATCGAGCATGAGAAGGTGCATTTTTATCAGCAGGATCATTTTGGCGGCACGCAGAGGTGGTGGCAGGAGTTCCTGATGAATGCCGAATTTCGGCTCGCCCAAGAGATCCCGGCGCACCAGATGGAATGGCGCGTCTGGCTGGCGGTCATGCCCAGGCCACGCAACGAGCGCCGTATTGTTCTCAAGCAGATGGCGAAAAGGCTGTCCGCTCCGATGTATGGCAGTATCATTTCAGCCGCTGAGGCGAAAAAGAGGATCACGGCATGAACGACAAGGTGATGAAAAAGGCAGACGCCAAGGGCCGCATCGAGGCGGTGCTGGAGCAGAACAAGTCCAAGGATTTCGTGCGCCGCATTGTCGATCCCGAAAATTCGCCGTCCATGGATCTGGGCAAGGGCTACACCGGCACGCACCTGATGGCCGCCGACTGGGACGATGAGGAGCAACGCTGGATGGTTTATCCGACCATCGTGCGAATCGAAGGCGAGCTCGTCAAACTCGAGGTCAACGAGGCGATGATGCACGCCAAGGCCACTGGCGAGTTCATCGATTTTGCCGGCGACAAGGATGAGGCCATCTGGTTCTCGAAAAACTACAAGAAGGTGTGGGCTAAAAAGTGAGCCAAGAATCCGCGCTGATAGACGAGCTTCTCGAAAAATACGATGCCTTGCCGGCCCACAAGCGCGGCGAGATGGACAAGCTGGTCGAGGATCGCTCTCAGGGCCGGTTGTGGTTTCCAACCCCGGGCCCTCAGCTCGAGGCGGTAAATTGCACCGCTGACGTGCTGCTCTATGGCGGCTCAGGCGGCTCGGGAAAAACCGACCTGATCCTCGGGCTGGCGCATACAGAGCACAAACGCACGCTGATTATTCGCAAGCACTATGTCGACCTGACCGCACTCACCGATCGCGCCAAGGACATCAATGGCACCGAGAAGGGCTACAACGGATCCATCCCGCCACGCCTGAAAACGGTCGAGGATCGTCTCATCGATTTCGGCGGTATCGCCAAACCGGGCGATGAGGAGCACTGGCAGGGTCAGGCTCACGATCTGCTGGCGGTCGACGAGGTGGTGCAAAATCGCGAAAAGCAGATCCGCTTCCTCATGGGTTGGGTCCGATCCGCCGAGGAGGGCCAGCGGTGTCGCGTCATCCTGGCAAGCAATCCACCAACCACCTCGGCAGGCGACTGGATCATTCCGATGTTCGCGCCGTGGCTCGATAACCGCTACGACAATCCGGCCAAACCCGGCGAGCTCAGATGGGTCGTCACCATGCAGGACGATGCCGGCAATTCATTCGATCACTGGGTCGATGGCCCGGATATTCAGATCCCCTCAGGCAGACACAACGATGACGGCACGCCCCGCTACCTGCAACCAGAATCCCGCACTTTTATCCCCGGCCGACTGGACGATAATCCGTTCCTTGCATCTGACGGCAAATACGCCGCAAAACTCGATGCACTGCAAGAGCCTCTGCGCTCAGCTATCCGCGACGGCAATTTCATGGCTGCTCGACAAGACGAGCCCGATCAGCTTATCTCGACCGATTGGATCCGAGCTGCGCAGAATCGCTGGACCTCCGAGTATTACGGCAAGCCGCCGCTGAATGTGCCGATGTGTGCGATCGGCGTCGATGGCGCCTCGAAGCGCGATGAGGCGGTGCTCGCTCCCCGATATGACGGCTTTTATCCGAACGTCATCGCAACCCCGGGCTCTGAAACGCCACACGGCCGGGATCTGGCCGCCCTTGTCCTGAAACACAGAAAGCACGGCGCGGTGCCGGTGATCGACTGCGGCGAGCGAACAGGGGCCGAGGCCTTTGCGCATCTGGAGGAAAACGGCGTCGACTGCATCCGGCATGTGGGCATGGACACGTCGATCATGCACACCAAAACCAAGCAGCTCAAATTCTTCAATAAGCGCGCTGAAGTTTACTGGCGATTCATGGAGGCGCTCGATCCAGAGCAGGATGGCGGCTCCCCGATCGCGCTGCCAGATGATCCGATGCTGGTCTCCGATCTCACCGCTTTAGCGTGGGAGCTCACGGCAAACGGTATCAAGGTGACATCGAAAAAGGATGTCGTTGCAATACTTGGCCGCTCTCCAGACCGCGGCGATGCTGTGGTGCAGTCATGGTCAGCAGGCGCGCGGGCGGTCACGCATCTGCACGAGTGGCGAAAGGATCAGCTTAGCGGTACGATGCTCGGCAAGGCGAACCGCCGTCCTAATGTGAATATGGGTCCAAGGAGAAGGAACCGTGGGTGATATAGGCAGCTCTTTTAAGCGGGCAACGAATTTTGGGTTAGGTCGTGGATTTGCGACCAACGAGGAACGTCGCGAGGCTGCCAAGGCCAAGATCAAAAAGAAAAAAGATAAGATGTTCCAGAACGCAACGATGCCGGACGAGGAGGACATTCGCCGGGTCGAGCGCAGAAAGGCGGCCAAGCGCCGCGGCTCCCGGGCCAACACCATCCTCACTGATCGCGAAACGCTCGGATGAACCCCAAGCAACTGGTACTGCGCGGAGCTCAGCTCTACAACGAGCGCAAGGCCATCCTCACGCTCTGGCAGGACATCGCTGAAAATTTCTATCCGCAACGCGCCGACTTCACACTGACGCGCTACATCGGGCAGGAATTTGCCGAGCACCT